CCCGTTGAGCCTCCCTCCCTGTACAAACGATGTAAAACAACAGCTGAACCTGTAACAGCCCTCTAATATACTCTACTTCTGGGAAGAACCAAAGTAATAGTTAACGACTTGCCCCACGAGCGTACCCTCTGCGAATCCGAGGATGTGGAAGAATATCTCCTTGTCCTCAACGCCGGACTTCGCCCAAACGACTAAAGTAATCCCTATCACCATCGCAGCAATACCCACAAAGGACTGCATCCAATCCCGCTTGTTGAGTGTCTTCGTTATTTCTATCTCTCGGTTCCTTGCGTTGGCGCGATCCGCGTTCGCAAACTCCGCAAGCATTAGCCGCGCTTTCTCTTTTTCCTCTTCGCTCTCCGTACTCGCGTCAATTAGTGCGCCTATGGCCTTGAGTGCGTCGCCCCCAGGTACTACGTCGCCGATAACTTCGAAAGCCTTGGGAGCTTTGTTTCTGAACCACTCCCCTAATTTGGTGTCCTTCAGTTTCTTTTTCATAGTTCCATCAATACGTTAAAGGCGGTATGTCCGCCAATTACCACCCCACACCCGATCGCTTGCTTTTTGAAGTGCTTCGCATACCCTGCGGCGTAGCTGTTGCGGTCGATACCACACCCGACCTGCATTCCGAAGAGTTTAAAGTTGTTCCCGACCATCCACTCAACGTAGGCTTGTGTATGGATGTGGCCTTGCACGGTAGATTGAAAGTCGTTCTTCGCTTTGGTTCGCGCCGTGCCTCCTTCCCCGTGGACGTATTGCACACCGTCGTATTCGATACGCTCAACCCAATTCCAAGAAGTACCGAGAACCTCGTTATAGTCCTTTATCCATTCCTTCGGTACAGATGAAGTAAACGCCTTCCGCATAATAATACGGTCGTGGTTGCCTATGATAACGTCCGCCTCGGGGAAGGCCTCCGACCATGCTTCTACGTGTTCAATCGCTTGTGCGAGTTCATACGCTCCCCCCATCCCGTTGGGATCGGTTTCGTGGTAGCTGGAGTAGTGGTTGTCGATTATGTCGCCAATGAAAACGACCTGGTTACAGTAGTGGCGTTCGTAGGTGTCAACGCAAAACTCGAGATAACCGTCTAACTCGAACGGGCAATGCAAATCGCCAATTACGAGAATCCGCCGTTCTTTACTCTTCAGGTTTTGAAGGGCTTTGAACTGGCGAGAGGTGAGGCGGGGACGTGGCATTTAATAAACCCAGATGCGGTGTTGCGGTTTGTTTGTGTCAAGATCCACATGGATGAACGAAGGGCTAATCCCGAGCCTCGTAAATCCAACTTCCTGGAGGGCGTCGAGGATGATGTATCGGCTTTGGCTGTCCGTGCAGTATATGTCCGCTGCTAAACCTAAAAGGTGAGACGACTTCCGAGAGGCCGGATAGCCTTCTTTTATTAACTGTCGATTGTAAGCAACTGTACGAAAACCCCCACCTCGGGAAATAACGAACGGAATCCCGGCGCAATCTCGAGCTTCATCCAACATAGCGAGAAAGTCCGGATCCATCATTTCTCCGCTGTTGCGTTGGTCGGGAGAATCGAACTCGGAAAGGGTGAAATACCTCATTTCTCCGCGAGCATCAATTCAATTTTGTGGACGGCCTTAACGACCTCCTTCATCATCTCTTTCAATTCGTCCTTGTCGGACTCCACGCGGATAATCCTGCCCTTCAGCTTCTCAAGTTCTCGGTTTAGGTTTACCCATACCGCTACTATCGCGATCGCGCTTGGAAGAATCATTATTGTTATTTCGGTCGAGGTCATCGAGAAACTTCTTTAATAGGGTTATGTTTTCCTTTCGGCTTTTTCTCATCCAAAGAACGCTTTTAAATCTACGAGCCGTGGGTATCGGCTCTGCCCGCTTATGCTCATCCCGCTTTGATAGTAGTCCGCTGGTTGTGGAATCATATCCGCGCCCGTATTCGAACTGTACTCCGGGAACAAAGAGGAGTTATTGCAGAGGTATTCGTAAAGGCGGTACGAGTAAAATTGGGCGTTCTGACGCGCTCTCTCCACCTCGCGGTGTAAGTCGTCCGGGCTTATGGCTTGCGTGTCTTCTGAGACCCTTAAAACAAGCGAGCCGTTATCCATCTTTACGTAAAGCGAAGGGATAAGCTCTACCATCGTCCACCAAAGCGTGGCCTTTCGTACGTACGAATCCATAAGCGTAGCGTAATCGCCCGACAAAGAAGAACCGGAAATATCGCTCTTGAGCTTCTCGAGGAGATCCGTACCCAAATACAGTTGGATATACTTGTCTTGTGCGAGGATGATAGAAGGCACGAGGTACGCATCTTCAAGGCTTCCGTTTATGTTGGTGATCCGCTTGATATAGTCCGGATTCACGAAGAGTACTTCTGCTGTAAGTGCCATTTATCGAGGGTTTAAAAAGCCGTTATTCGGCATATCGGTGGGACGTTGTGCGACTCGCTTATCGTTCTCCTGGAGGCGTTTGGCATCTACCCCCGCCTCGCGAATCAACTTCTTCGCTTGGTTTACGGAGATCTTCTTGTTGTTCTTGCGGAGGTACGTTTGTCGCTTCCAGAAGTGGCGGCATGATCCCCCGCCTTTGAACAACCAGACAGAATAAGTATCCGCCCCATTCGGCCCCCATCCAGGGTTTACGGCTCTATCTCCAGCAGCGATAATATCTTCTTTACGGTATACACGTCCCGCGCTTACCATCTTTCTACAGAACTCCCGCGAGTTATCGGATACCGTGCCGGGGGCGTATGCGTAGCGTACTTTAATTATCTCGGTATCTTGTTCCGATCCGGCTTGGGGTTTAGAGCTTGGAACGCTTGCAAAAGCCCACATCGCATCGCGCGTCTCTTCGAGGTCGTAGTCCACTTCTACCTCATCGATAAGCTCCCATTCATCCCCAAGTTCTTCGCCTTTGTCCGTCAAGTAATCAACGCAGCCATCGAGGTTGGTTTCTTCGCTGTTTAAAGTCACCAAAGTACTTTGAAGCCCTGCGGCATTGAGAAGCGTTTTAACGGCATTCTCGACGACCCTACGAGCCGGAACTACTACGTTCTTATCGAAGATAACTGAAGACGCTTCTAATTCAGTCCCGCCTCCCAACTTGCCCGGTACAGATACGCCAAACATCATCGGGTTCGTAACGCGGTGGCCAATCATAATCTTACCCGTAACCTCCTCGCTCAAAAACTGGTATTGTTTATCCGCGTCCGACAATTGGAACGGCTCAAAGTCCGGCTTCCTTTCGGGATCGTCGGAGTAAGTAACGATGAACTTCCCCGCGTTGCCAGCTCCGCTCAACTGGCGCTCGATGTCCATGCGGATACGGTTTCTTTCTTCTTGGGGTGGGATGCCGTTCTTAAAGTGAATCGAGAACGAAGGGCTCATCCCGTTCTGTATGTTGTTAATGTGGTAAATCGAAATCTCTTTGTCGAGTTCGATGTAGTTAATAGAACCGATGTAGTCCGGCTTCGGGTAATAGAATGACCCCGGGCTAAACGGCTTCACGTAAAGAATCTGCGTAGGGTGGTCGAGCTTCTTATCTACGTCAAAGCAACAAATCTCTTCCGGCTCCTCGCGCTTGTCGCTCCAATCCTTAGAATAGTAATAGTACTCGACCTTCTCGTCTTCGTTTACAAAGCCGCTACGGACGTTCTCAAAAGGCAGGTGAGACACGTTTGCTATCGTAGTACGGTCGAGGCTCCAATTCACCTCGAGAGCGAAGCCGCCTTGTATCTTGAAATCCAAACAAGCCTTGCGCAGTTCGTCGTTCAAGTTCCATTGGTCAAAAGCGAGGCGGCCTTCCAAATCGTTAGCGTCGAACCCTTCGCCGTAAATCATCATAGCAATGGAAGTAACCAAAGCGTTGTGAGTGGCGGAAGAGTGGTAGAGATCCACGAGGTATTGTGGAAAGAGGTTATCGTCGCCGTAGTTGATATAACCTTGATTGCTTGGAGTTTCGCGATACGAACGCTCCTCGTATTTGCTGAGTTGTAGAATTTCCATTACTGGTAGTAAATAACGTTATCCGGGATGGATATAGAAGGAATGTCGTATCCGGTTTCTCCGGTTACCGTAAG